TTCGGTGATAGGACTAGTTACAGATGATAGCTACGAGGAGTATACACTATCATATTATCCAGATGGTAACTATTTAAGTAGTAAAGTAAATGACAAAGACTTAGTCAAAGAGTATTCACCTTGGAATGATGTAAAAATTGACACTAAAGTGTTAGTAAGAGATGATGAAAGACATTTTTGGCATAAAAGACATTTTGCTGGTTATAAAAATGGTAAAGTCCATACCTTTGCACATGGTGCGACATCTTGGAGTGGTACAGGTCTTAAAATGAGTTGGAAATATGCTAAATTAGCAGAAAGGATTAACAATGGGACTAATTAAACAATGTAAAGGTAAAATGTTAGATAAGGTGCCAACAAGTAAATTATTGCTTGATGGTTATTATACATCAATAAAGTATGATGGTAATTATTGCCAGATACATAAAATTGGTGATGATGTAACTATTTATAGTAGTGGTAATAAACCAATAAAGCTTGATGACCTTGAGGAATATTTAGTTGAAAATAATCCAAATAGTGATTTTATTTTAGAGGCTGAATTTATTGGTATATCAGAAGGTAAGTTAGGCGATAGAATTAAGTGTGGTATAATGACAACCTGGAGAACAAACACTAGTAAGGGCATTAAGTGTAATATGCAGAATAACAAGTTTATGGTATTTGATATGATAACACTAAGTCAAGAACAGTTTAGTGAGAGATTTGAGATGCTTAAGTACATTAATATGCCAATTAATTTAGAATTAGTTGACCATATGATAGCTGATATGTCAACAGCACAACTATATGCTTCACTTGTTTGTAATCAAGGCTATGAGGGTATTTATCTTAAGCATAAAACTCATATTAATAGGGAAGGTAAAAGAGTTAATGATGCTATTAAAATTAAGCTTAGACCAACAGCAGATTTATTGTGTATTGCAGTTGAAGAGGGTGAAGGTAAATATGAAGGAATGATAGGCTCACTAGTACTTCAAGACTCAAAAGGTAGAATAGTTAAAGTTGGCTCAGGCCTTGACGATAGCGATAGAGCCTGTAGTGTAAATAGATATATAGATGCAATTGTAGAGATTGAATACGAGCAGATAATAGATACTTATATTCAGCCAACATTTATTGCTATAAGATTAGATAAAAATAAAAGGGAGATAGACTAATGTTAAAAATTAAAAAGATACAAAAGGAGTAGTTATGAAAGTTATAGGACTAATAAGTAGTAAAAAATATTTAGTAGAAGTTGATAAAAATGAAATTGAAAAATTTTTAAATCTCTATTATAATGAGATGCCAAATTTGAAAGTTGGCGATGAAGTCGATTTAGGCAAAGGTTATGATTGGTATGCTGAAACAAAAACTGCTTTAGCTGAAACAAAAAGTTTTTTCAAATCTAATATAAAGACAATTAATGCAATAACAAGAGCATTTACAACCATAAGTGCAGATGATGAAGAGAGTAGCGATGCTAAATTATGTAAAGGAAAAGTAAAATGATACTAAAAACAATACACGGCGGTAGAAAGCCGGCAAGAGGGCAAGTAGGGCTTGATTTATTCGCAAATGAAGATGTTATAATAAGAGCAGGAGAAACAAAAGAAGTTAGGTTGGGTGTTTGTGTTGACCACAAAAAACTACGTAATATTATCCTTGACTACTATGGGATACCGGCGACTAATGGCAACGTAGAAAGTTTTATAAAAAGCCATCACTTAGAACTACATCTAATAGGAACTTTAACGTTTGAAGGTTTACTTTGTAATCCAACCATAATTAACTTAAAGTACGCAGGTGAGATTAGTATTGTCATTCATAATCCATTCAACGGCAAATACGATAAGGCATACTGGAAAGATGTTTGGGAAGACATACCACAAACTTTTAAAATAGAGGAAGGCGACAGGATAGCCCAAATATTATTAAAAGAACATACTAGCTATTTATTTTGGGAGTAGTAATGTTAAAAATTAGCTATACAACTGGTTATGCAGGTACTGGTAAATCAACAGAATTACTAAATAAAGTATCTAAACTTCCATTAGATACAACTGTTGTATTAGCACCTACACATAAAGCATTATATAGATTGGAAGGAGAATTACCTAAAGATGTAGAGATTAAAACTATACACTCTATTTTAGGGTGGATACCTTCAATCAATGAGAATGCAGAGCACATTAATCATATAGATAGTACAATTAAGTTAAGTCGTGAACTACAAGAATACACTCATATAATAATTGATGAAGCTGGTATGATGTCAGAAGATATGTTTTTTGATATAATTAGTAAGGTAGAAATGTATGCTGGTATTGAAGGCGATGATGTAACTAAAGATGTTGAGATACATTGTTTCTTAGACCCTTATCAATTACTACCTGTTAAAGGACAACAAATACAAACAGACCCTTTAACTACTACAAACTTAACTACACAACATCGTAGTGAGAGTGTTGATATAGTTAAACTATATACTAAATTTGTTGACTATTTAATAGGTACAAATACTAAAGACTTAAGTACACCATACTCTAAGAATGTATTACCCTTTGATATTAGTAAGTTTAAACTTGGTGATAGACTTTTGGCTTATACAAATAAAGCAGTTGGAGAGTGGAATATAAAAATAGCTAAGCAGTTAGGCATTACCTCTTATATTAATCAAGAAGTTCAACTAGGAAGTATACTAGACCTTGAAACTTGCCATGAGTTTATTAAGCCTACACTAACAGACTTAGTTAAGTGGTTTGAGTCTGGACTATTAAAGTTACAAAATAGTCAGATAAATAAGAAATTTCTTGAAGTATCACTAAATGAGTTATTAGTAACTAGAAGTATTAAGTTTATAAGAGGAAATACTAATATTTATCCAGTTATAGTGGGTATTGGTAATGCTAATATTATTAATAGAAAGGCTAGAGAGGCTGCTGTAAAGAATAGGAGTAAATTTAAGACAGTTTATGCACTAGGTAGAGCATTTGTTATGGATTACCAATTTGCTACAACAGTACATAAAAGTCAGGGAAGTGAGTTTGATACTATATTTATAGATAAAGAGGATATAAAAAAGAGTATAAGAAATTCTTATTATGGTAATTATGCTAGGCTACTTTATGTTGGGATTTCAAGGTGTAAAAACACCTTATACATCACCTCATAGCTCAACGCTATGAGGTTTTAAAATATTGTACATATAAATGTATATATCAACCTTTTAAACCTAATTTGAACATATTAGTTTAAGGTTAATTTAAGATTAATTTAAACTCTTTTTAAGGTTAATTAGTGTATAATTATGACATAACAAAGCATTAAATTATATCTACAAAGTAAGTATAATTTAGTGCTATTGGAGCACGGACTGCTGGGCAGGTAACCCACAGAATTATAGTGATGGAAAATTACTATTAGCTATTATAAAGGAATTATTATGGCAATGTTTGAAGAAAAGAAAGTAGACTCAGGAAGTTATGAGCAATGTAAACTAGAGGAATTAACTCCAGCAAAAGGTGACAGTGTTGGTTTTTATTTAACTGAGACACCAATGATTGATGGTGATGATGGACAGTTTATGGTATGTAATGGTTTACTTGTAGACCTAAGCTCTGAAACTGTTGAGGACTTAATTAGTTCTGCAAAAGCAGTAAGTTTTATTCCAAAGTCAATTCTTGAAGGTGATATTACTGATGGGCAGTGGAATATTGGACAATTAGCAAGACTTGAAAATACAAATCGTCCTGGTGATCTTAACAAGAAAGGCAAGAAAACAAGATACTATGCTTGGGATGTATTTATCCAAAATGCTCCAAATGATGTTTTAGCTAAACTTAAGGCTAAAAATGCAGAATTACAAGGTGAGAGTCCAGCTACTATGGGTGAGACTCCAGCAAAATCTGATAAAAAACCTAAGTTATAGTTATGTCAATATATAAGCTAAGTTCAGTAAAAGAACTAATGGAGTCCATTGACCCATCTAAGCCCCTATATGTTGATACAGAAACTGCTAAGTTGGGTAGTGATATAAGACTAGTGCAAGTATTTCAGGAAGGTTGGAAGCATGTACTAGAATTAGACACACTACATAACTCAGTTTTAGCACTATGGGTTGTTTTACAGCCTCATTATTTAATAGGTCATAATTTTACTTATGACCTAGGTTGTTTTAAAAAAGACCTGCCAGAAGGTGTTTTTGAGATGCCTAGGGATTGGGATGATACATTCTATCTTTCAAGATTAACCTTTCCAGAATTAAACACTGGTAAAGGCTTCTCCCTAGACAGTGCACTTTCTTATGTATTGGGTTATGACCCATATGCAAAGGAAGGCTTAAATAAGCATCAGTTACAAATGTCCTTTGAGAGAATAAAAGTTAAGGACAACTATATTGAGGGGCCAGAAGGCTTAAAACCTCTAACAGAGGAACAACTTTTATATGCTGCTATTGATGTATATGAGTTACCCAATTTATGGCATGCAGTTAAGCATAATACTTCTCACTTTGTTTATGAATTAGATAAATTACTTATCTCCACTATTCAGTATGATAAGAAGGGTTTACCTCTTGACATAGATAAACTTAATGCCTTAATTAAGGCTGATGAGTCTTTTCTAGCTAGTGTTGCTAAGGAAACTAATATAAATGTTAACTCATATATACAGGTTAGAAAAGCATTAGGTACTGTAATGTCATCTGATGAAACTGCTCTAAGTATTATTCAAGCAAGACCAGAAGGTTTAACTGGTTTAAGATTTAGAGCAAAAATGAATAGTGGTAAGTTTCCTAAAGCACTACTTGAAGGTATAAAAGATAAAACTATTAGGGTGGAAACAATGGAGTTTGGTAATTATTCACCAATATACTCAATTGGAGAATTACCTACTAGTCCAAAGGTATTAGTTTATTATACTGAGTTAACCTACAAGCATACACCTGAAGTAATAAAATTAGCTAAACTTATTAATGAGTCTAGAAAGGCTCTTAAAAGATTAAACTTTGCAAAAAGAGCTAAGGCTGCCTACAAGGTAGATAATGAGGGTATTCCCAGAATACAAGGAACCTTTTCACCTCATGCAATTAATGGTAGAATACAGACAGATAATGAAAACTTATCACAGTATCCCAGAACAATGAAAAGTATGTGGGGACATCCTAAGGGTAATGGTAGAAAATTAATTTATAGTGACTTTGCTCAAGTAGAGTTAAGAATTATTTGTGCAGCCTTACCTGAGATGAATATGTATAAGTCACTAAGAGAAGGTATTGACCTGCATACATTTGTAGGTAATAATTTAAACCTTAGTGAGGATGACCTTTCAAGATTACCTGCAGGGATTAGTCCTAGATTTATTGCAAAACAATGTAACTTTCTTCTTTTATATGGTGGAGGTATATCAAATTTCCAGCAGACAGTATGTAAATTAGGTGGTGTATGGTTTGAGACTGATATAGCTAAAAAGATTACAGATAGATGGAAGGATATTTTCTCAGATATTAAATCTTGGCATCTTAAAAATGGTAAGTCAAAAACTAATATGGACCAAACAGTTTCTGGTAGGCCTTATAAGGCAGGAACATTAACAGACCTTAATAATATTAAGGTATCTGGTACAGGTAGTGAAATATTTAAACTTTGGTTATGGTATATTCACAAATATATATTAACTCAGTATAAGGATGTTTATTTAACTAATAGGGTTCATGACTCAGTAGTTATAGATGCACCTGATGATGAGAAACTATATAAAGAGATAGCATATAAATTAGTGTTATGTGCTCAGAAGGCTTGGTTTGAGATTATTAAGAATGCTGCCCTAAAAGATGTTCCTATGCCTTGTGATGTTGCAGTGGGTTCAAATTGGGAGGATTTGGAGTATGAAAGAAATCTAGACTATAATTATACCTTAGAGGGTATGTATATGTATGATAAGGAATTAGAAAATGAACTCAAAAGAAATTTATAACCCAAGTACAGTAGCAAAACTGCATAAATTAAAGGCAAAAGCAGATAAGCTTACTTCAACAAGTAAACTTCTCTTTAGAGATAACACTTGCCTTGAAAATTGTGCTGGTTGCTGTATGAAATTTAGTTTAGTTTATTGGGGGCCCAGGTGGGAAAAGTTTAAAGAACTACACCCTGAGGAAGTAGCTAACTTTAAACCACTTGACTTTAATGGTACTGAAGTTTGGGAAGATACACAAGATGATAATAATGACTACTATTGTAAACATTTGGATAAATCTAATGGTAGGTGCAAACTGCACTTTACCCAGAAGCCTATTCATTGTGAGATGGAGCCTATTTCATTTAGTGATGGTGTATTAACAAAAAGGCCTTTTAAGGAAGCCCATCTAATGAAAACATTAGATGGTCAAGGAGCACCCTGTTATATGTCACCAGTTGATAACAAAGTTAGGGAGGAGGATGTTAGTTTACTAATTGAGTTAAACACACTATTAAAATCAAGGGGTTTAGAATGTCAGATAAACAATCTGAAGTTAAACAAGACCAAGGTAAGAGGAGATTAGACCTCTTACCTTGGAAGGCATTAGATTTAGTTGGTGATGTATTAACATATGGAATTAAGAAGTATCCAAACCCAGAAGAAAACTGGCTTGTTAATTCTTCAGAAGAAGACATTACTAGATATAGAGCAGCATTATTAAGACATTTATCTGCAAGAGCACAGGGTGAGATAAATGACCCAGAAAGTGGTCTTCCTCATGATGCTCATATTGCTACTAATAGTTTATTTATTTTAGCATTGGAGGCTAAGTATGAAAGATACTAAAAATCTTTTTAAGGAAAATATAGCTAAGTTAACAGGCCAGCCTGAGGATGTTAGTGATAAAATACTTCTTATTGATGCTGATACAATAGTTTATGCTACTTGTAGTTCTATTGAGTATCCTGCTAATGAAGAAGAAACTGAGTGGTCTATAGACTTAGAACAAGCATTAGATATTAGTGTTAGTAAAGTTGAGGAACTACTTAGTTTAACAGGATGTAAGTCAGCAGAACTTCACTTTACATCTGGTAAGAATTTTAGATATTCTGTGTTGCCAGACTATAAGGCAATAAGAAAAGACACTAGATATCCAGTAGGCATAAGAGAGTTAAAGACTTTAATGTTAAAAGACTACCCAGGTAAGATTAATATTGACTTTGAGGCAGATGATGTAGTCTGTATGCTTAAAAGAGAGTATCCAGATAAATATATAATTGCTACTGTAGACAAGGATGTATTAAATGGTGTTGCTGGAACTCACTTTAACTATTACAAGAATGTAAAGTATAAGATTCCAATGAAATGGGTAACTACTACTAAGGAACAGGCTATGAGATTTCCATATCTTCAAAGCTTAATGGGTGACTCAGCAGATGGTATTAAAGGTGTACCTAGATGTGGACCTAAGGGTGCAGACAAATTACTAGGCAAACTAACTAGTGAGAAGGAAATCCAGGAGGCTTGTATTCAGAAATACTTAGATGCAGGTATGACTGAGAAAGAGTTTATTACTACTATGAGGTTAGTTAGTATGAACCAAGTAACAAAGGAAGGAAACCTTAATTTATGGACACTAATACAGTAAGTATAGATGAGGAATTAGCCCTAAAAAGACTACAAAGAAAGGTACCAAAAGAGTACTATTCTGAAATAGTTACTACAGGTAGAGGTGGTCTTAGTGTTTGTCAAAGACTTGCATATGTACTTGATATTCCAGTTAGGGTAATATCAAAAGATAGTTTGCCTTTGTTAACTGAAAACTCATTATATGTTGATGATATAGTGGATACTGGTAAAACAATAGGCTTAATACCAAGAAATGTTGATGTAGCTAGTTTGGTTACAAGAAAGACTACACAATATAAACCAACTTATTCTGGGCTATATTATTATGGTGAGGAATATATTAAATTTAGCTGGGAGGTTAATTAAATGGGTAACTTTAAAGATGAGAGAATTAAGGTAGGTGTTGATAGCACTAGATATGGTAAGGATATAATAAACAATTTTAATGCTAAGGATGACTTAGTATTCTGGAGTTTAAAAAAGAAGTATACTAAAAATGGTTACCTTGTTACAATGGAACATCCAGAAGTATCTGCATTATGTCCTGTTAGTGGTTATCCTGACTCTGGTAAAGTAACAGTGCAGTTTATTCCTAAGAATAAAACTGTTGAACTTAAAGCATTTAAACTTTGGATTAATAGTTTTAGAAATGTTGCAATTAGTCATGAAGACCTATGTAATGAGATTTACAATACTTTAAAGAAAGGCTTACAGACAAAGAAACTATATGTTAAACTTGAAATGATGCCTAGAGGTAATGTAACAACAGTTGTGGAGGTTGGAAATGTTTAATCTTGATGTACTTGAAGACTTAACAGTACAGTGGTCTGAGGATAGAGGAATTATACAAAATTCTACAGATATGTCCCAAACACTAAAGTTAATGAGTGAGGTAGGTGAGTTAGCAGATAATATAAATAAAGGTCGTGATGTTAAAGATGATATAGGTGACTGCTTAGTTTGTCTAACTAATATAGCTAGAATAAGAGGGCTTACACTAGCAGAGTGCTGGGAAGTTGCTTATAATGACATTAAAGACAGAAAGGGTTTTATGAACTCTAATGGAGTCTTTATTAAGAAAGGAGATACAGTATGAGAATTACAAAGCAATTTAAGATGGAAGTAGCCCATAGGTTAACTAGTAGTTATTCAAAAAGATGCCAGAGTATTCATGGTCATTCATATTTAATGGAGGTAACTCTAGAAAGTGAGTACTTAAATGCAGATGGAATGGTTATGGATTTTGGTGAGGTAAAAGATAAAATGAACCACTTTTTTGATGCTTTTGACCATACATATGTTATCTTTAAAGATGATATTACATTGCCATTCTTTTTAGGCATTGAAGCCCAGATACACAATCGTATGATGGTTGTAGACTATAATCCTACTGCTGAAAATATGGCTTACCATGCCTTTAGAGCTATGGTTGAAAACAATTTACCTATATTTAGTGTAAGAGTGCAAGAAACATTAACAGGTTGGGCTGTAGCAGAAAGACTAAAACCTTTTGTAGGTGAGGATATAACTTACTATAATATTCCAGGTCGTTCTAATGGTTAGTTATCATATAGTGGAAACATTTTATAGTATTCAAGGTGAAGGTAAGTTTGCAGGTACTGCAGCTTACTTTATTAGATTTTTTGGTTGCAATCTAGCTTGTAATTTTGGAAATGGTTTTGTTTGTGATGATAAAGCCCATTCAAATAAAAAACTAGTTATACAATATACTGCTGAGGAATTAGTTAATAAGGCAGAATTAGTTGGAGCTAAGCATATTGTATTAACTGGTGGAGAGATTACATTAGGAAATGTAAATTCACTAATAGAGGCTTTACAAAACGCTGGTATGTTTGTTCAGGTAGAAACCAATGGTAATAATTATGCAGCTATAAAGTTAGCAGACTATATTACCTATAGTCCTAAGAGTGCTTTTGACTCTAAAGCTCCTGTTATACAAGGTGATTTTCAAGAGTTAAAGTTATTAGCTGGAGTACATAAACCAGTAGATGCTTCTGAGTGGATTACAGTTAAAAATAAGTATATTCAACCTATAGGTAATGAGCATACCTGGGACATGGATAATGTAAACTATTGTATAGAGTTTGTAAAGTCTAATCCCAGCTGGAAATTGTCTTTACAAACACAAAAAGTAATGGAGGTAAGATAATGATTAAACTAGTACATATTGCACCAACAGCACTTATAAAGTATGTTGATGATTGTTATAATAAAGGCCTTAATATGGTATTAACCCATCTTGTTCTTAGAGATGAGGCTTATAGAGAGGCATTTAAACAGGTTAAGGGAGAAAAACTTTTAGACAATTCTTTCTTTGAGTTAGGTTATTGTATGAAGCCTAAGGAAATGGTAAAAGCAGCACAACTAGTTGATGCTACAACACTTATATGTCCGGATGGAACTACTGAAGGCTTAGAGTTATTTAAGCAAAATGGTTACAAGGTTATGTGTATTCCAAAAGATGCTAACCAGTTTAGAGACTTTATGTATTCACCCTCTATTGACTATGTGGGGCTTAGTGAAGAACATTTTGCTTATAGACACTGTCCAGGTGTAAGATATGAAGTATTAAGGGACAATCTTACATCTGAAATGCCAAAAAAGAAAATTCACTTACTTGGGGCAACTGATAGTGTTAGAGAATTATCACTACTAAAACCTTTTGAGCAGTACATAAACTCATGGGATTCTTCAGCTGCAATCTGGCAGGGTTACTTAGGAAACCTACTTGAAACACAACAGAGAAAAGATTGTACTCCAGTAATATTTGATAAAGATATGGAGTTTAACTTATTTATGAGAAGAAACATAACATTCTTAGAGGAGCAGATAAAATGAAGGAAGCAGTATTAATTTATAGTGGTGGTCTTGACTCAACATCAGCACTATATAAATTTAGAGAGAACATTAAGCTTGCAATATCATTTAATTATGGGTCAAAGCATAATAATGAGGAAATAAAGTATGCAGAGTATAATTGTAAGGAATTAGGTATTCCTCATAAGGTTATAGATTTAAAAGCACCATTTACTGCTTTTAAAAGTTCACTGTTGGGTGCTGGAGATATACCTCATGGTCACTATGCAGAGGATAATATGGCTAGTACAGTTGTACCTTTTAGAAATGGTATTATGCTTAGTATTGCTGCTGGTATTGCAGAAAGTAATAATTTGTCTACTGTTATGCTAGCTAGTCATTTAGGTGATAATGCTCAATACCCAGACTGTACTAGAGACTTTAATAAAGCTATGAATGAAGCAATAGTTTCTGGTACAGGTAACAAGGTAGAGTTATATGCCCCTTTTGCTGGATTAACTAAGGATGAGATAGCTCTTATAGGTGTTAAGAATGGTGTAAAGCCTGAACTAACCTATAGTTGTTATGAAGGTGATAAAATTCATTGTGGTAAATGTGGTACTTGTGTTGAAAGAGTTTGGGCTTTAAGAAACTTAGATGACAAAACAGAGTATAAAGATAAAGAGTATGCTATTAAAATATTAAAGGAGTCAGGAGAATGGTAGAAAGAAAAGAAGCTATTGAAGCTATGGAAAAAGTAATTAAGTATATTAGTGGTAATAAACTAGATGAGCACACAGATGGAACAGCTGAAAGATACATTAAGGCTTGGGATACTGATTGGGCTGAGGGTTATGACTATGATATGAAATTTACTACATTTAGTGCTGAAGGGGTAGACCAGATGGTAGTTGAACTTGATATTCCTGTTCACTCCCATTGTTCTCACCATCTTTCACCCATAGTTGGTAAATGTCATATTGCATACATACCAGGGAATAGAATTGTTGGTCTTAGTAAGCTAAATAGAACTGTTGAAAAGTATGCAAGAAGACTACAGGTTCAAGAAAGACTTACTACCCAGATTGCAGATGACTTAATGGAGAGACTAGATGCTCAAGGTGTTGGAGTTCAAATAGTTGCTGAGCATATGTGTGTTAGTTCTCGTGGTGTTAGGCATCATGGAGCAAGAACAGTAACAACTAAATTACTTGGTGTATTCCAAGAGGAAGGAGTTAAAAATGAGTTCATCCAAACAATATCAAACTCTTAGTCTAGTTGCAGCTATTAATTATCTTAATGCTAACAGATATAACCAGGTTGCAATTAGTAGGGAGTTGGGGGTAACTCCTCTTCAAGTTTATTACTATGGGATTGGTAAAACAAAGGCACCTAAAGCTGAAATTTGTATGAGATTTTATACTAAATTTAATATACTGTTAGACTTATATACAGATTTTGAGGACTTAGAAAGACATTACCAGATTGAGAAAAGATCTAAAAATTCTAGTAAAGGTTAATGATGTTAAGAAGTCAAGAATTTTATACTATTTATGGTATTAGTAAAGGTTCAGTTGAAGTTGCACATAATGCAAAACATCCATTTATAACTAAAATAGGTACTGAATTATGGGTTGATGATATAGCCTTAAAAAGACGCAAAGAGTTTAATAAAAAGATATGGCTTAAAAATCACGATAATTACTATATACTTATGGAGTATTGGACTGAGTTAGACTTAGCTAAAGCTTTACTTAAAGTGTCAGGAATTAGCTGTATCTCATCTTGGAGTGAATATGTTAAGCTATATCTGTTTAGTTTAGCTAGTCAAGACACTTCTATATTATCATATAAAATAAATATTAAACAATGGATATTTTATAGATTAACAACAAGAGTGGTTAGAAAACTTAGGCAAAAAGAAGCTATTTATACAAGGTTACCTAACAGAGATAATTATGCTAAAATGGTAGCAGAAAATAAAAGCAAAGAATACAAAGTATTTGGAGAATAAAATGACAGAACAACAAGTACAAAAGAAAATAATTACATATCTAGAGTCTTTAGATGAGAGTTATGTAGTTAAAGTGGTTAGTGCAACTAGAGCAGGTGTACCAGATATTATATGCTGTATTGGTGGTATATTTGTTGGTATTGAAGTTAAAAGACCATCATCAAGAAACAATGTATCAAAACTACAACTATATAATCTTAGTAGTATTGAACGAGCATTAGGTAAATCACTAATAGCTTGGAATGTTGAGATGGTTAAAGAATTTATTGAAGCAGAGGTATTATTATGAGTAAAGATGCAGGATTAATTCAATTGGCTAGTATTCAGGCCTTACAAGTTTTAAATGAAGCTGTTAATGAACTTAGTAAGCAAGTAGTTGTTCTTGAAAATGAACGAGATGAGTATAGACGTAAATGGTTAGACTCTATACAAGGTAAACAAAAACTTACAAAGGACTAATTATGCTTGTTTTAATTATTATTATAGTTTTAGCAACTACAATGAGTCCTTGGTTTTTACTATTGTTTCTATTATAAGGACTGTTATGATTACACCATACAAACATCAAATTGAAAAGGCAGAACAATGTTGGAATATATTAAAAGAAACTGGTTACGTTTATTTAGCTGGAAAGCCAAGGTCTGGCAAAACCCTTACAAGCCTGTTGATAGCAGAGACTTCAATGAAGATAAAGAATGTATTGATACTAACAAAGAAGAAAGCAATTCCAGGGTGGAAGCTATTTCTGCATGGAATGACTTTGAAGCATTCTTATACGGTGACAAACTATGAACAAGTAGGTAGATGGGATAGCACTAAACGTAAAGCTATTTTAAAATTACAACCTGAAGATTATGATTTAGTTATCATAGATGAGTCACATAATTTAGGCACTACTGGAAAACCTTCAGGTAGAAACAAGTGTATTAAATCATTATGTTATAATATGCCTCATATTCATCTTAGTGGTACTGCAATAGTAGAGAGTGCTAATAGTATTTATCACCAAATGTACATTAGCATATATAGCCCTTTTAAATTTAAAAATTTCTATGAATTTTTTAGGCAATATGGAAAGCCATATTATATTAAAGCTGCTGGTAGAGAGATAGCGCAATATGATAAGTTTAAACCTGAATTATTAGATGAAATTAATAAATTCACTGTTTATATGACTCAAGAGGATGCTGGTATATCTAAAGATATGCAAGCTATTGATAAATTACATTATGTAAAATTAGATAAAAAGACTAAAGAGTTATATAATATTTTACAGACAGATAATATAACTAACATTGATAATTATATGCTCAATAAAGATATAGAATATAATAAACTAAAGTATGAATTAGTTTGTGATACTACTATGAAGCTAAGAACATCATTACATATGTTAGAAAGTGGTGTAGCTAAAATAGATGATAAGTATATATTTTTAGGTAACACTGAAAAGATAGACTATATTTATAATACGTTTGGTGATAGTGAAGATGTTGGCATTATGTGTCATTTTATTGGAGAAAGGAAATTACTTGAAAAGAAATTTAAAAAAGCTGCTATTTATAGTTCCTCAGCACATTCTGAGGGTGTTGACCTTAGTCATCTTACTCACTTTATTATTCTTAGTAGTGACTATAGTGGAAGTAAGTTTATACAGCGCCGTGATAGGATTATCAATACTGAAGGCTCTAACACAACGATTGTAAATCACATACTTGTTAAGAATGCAATATCAGAGCAAGTATATAAAAAGGTAAGTAAAAAAGAAGATTTTAACAACTCTACTTATGAGAGGAATAGGTTATAGCACCTGCCAAACCTAATAAGGGTATTGCCTCTTTTTTACCTCTATAAGATAATCTTTTTTCTGCATTAGTTATGGCACGTAATCGTATTATTCTTTTATTAGGTGTTTCATGTACATCATCTACTATAAATTTAGTATCAGGTTTAATAAGTACCTCAGTTTCTGCTTTATTATGACCTAAAGCCTGTAAATCATATTGAGGTACTTTTGAGTTGTCTATTACAAATTTAGTAACTACTTTATTGGGCATATTTTTTACCTTATTAGATGCTATATGCTCAAATATTTGATTTTCTTCACTATTCTTACTAGAAGCAAATGGAAAAATATTAGTGACTATATTGCCTTCTTTTAAGTGTAAATTTTTATCTAACATTCCAACCCTATAAGTATTAGAAGAATAAGAAGGTTTAGCTTCTTTAAAAAAAGCCTCTAGACCCTTATCCTTATATCCTTGTAGATATTTATTAACTATTTCATCACTGGACTTCACCCAGTTAGTTACACTTTCATGAGCCTCTTTAAATAAGTTATTACATTTCATTAACAATCCTTCATTAAATCTTTAAGTTTCATCTGGTATATTTTTTCTACCTCTTTAGGTGGTAATTTAACACCATGGTCTTTATTAATTCTTCCAACTATTTTATCTGTTTCAGACTGTATTATTTTTTGTAACATCTTCATATTACCTTGAGCATCATCTGCCTTCATTCTATCTGCTACATTTTTATTAATGTTAATAATTCTTTTACTATTTAATAATGCGTTAACTTTATTAATAACAGCATCACTATGATTACCACTTAAGTTATCTCTAATTAATTGCGTTTGAGCATCGTGTAAAGCTGCTTGTGAAGCATCATTACTTACGGTACCATTACTACTAACATATTTTGGTTCTAAATTAGTATCACCTGTTAATGGAGCATCAGGTTTATGTTCTAGTGCTGTAAATGCTTCTGGTACTTCTTGCTTCAATTTTTCAACTTGTGGAAGTGTTATAGTTTTATTTTTAACTAAATCATCTATAAAACTTATTGGGCTTTTATTATCTTCTCTTTTAATGCTTTTTATAATAGCTTTTCTTAGCTGAATATCTTTATATCTACTTTTATTAACTAGAGGACTAACCATATCATATAGTTTACCTATTATAGCACTCCAAACGCCTAAAGTATTTAATGGCTTAGGTTTACCATTAGGTGTTATTACATTAGATAAATATTTGTCATTAGCAAATTTATCAGCCATTTCTTTAAGTATAGGTACTACAAAGTCTGTATTTTTACCTGATAAACCTTCTTTTTTCAAATCAGTTAATACCTTACCATAATCAGTAGCATAATTAGATTTAGTATTAGCCTGTATTATATCCCCTAGTTTTTGCCTATTCTTTGTTTCTGCGTATCTAGCTATAGTTACATCACTATTAGCTGCATCTTCTGGGCTAATAGTTTGCTTCATAAATGATTTTAAACTATTTTTTACTTCAGTTAATGCCTTAGTAGTCTTAAAATCTTTTTTAATAGCAGGCTTTCTTAGAATACCATTTATATTTTGTACTATATCTAAGGCATTACCAGGTGTTATTGGCTCTGATATATCACTATTTATTTTCTTTAGTGATGTACCTAATCCAGTAGGGTCTGTACTATATACATCAAGCATTTTCTGGTTTAATTGTTTTTGAATTTGTGTAGGGTCAAGTGCTTGAGGATACTTAGAATTTAGATTATTAACCATATCTGAATATGCTGCTTTTGCACCCTCAACTTCTTTAGCATCAGCAACAAATGGCTTAAGTATAGATTGATGTGCTTCTAATTTAGCACCCAATGCAGTTGCTAGTTTACTATTATCACCTACAGCTGCACCAAAATAATTCTTAGCTAAATCTATTGAATTTGCAAGTGAAATAACTTGGTCTTTCCTTGGTATACCTTTTAACATATTAATAGCTTGTGCCTCTGATATTCTACCTTTATTTAATTTTAGTAATAGTTTAGCTTGGTGATTTATAGGTCCATCAAATACTCTTGATAATATTTTTGAGCCAGCACCTGTTATAGCAGCACCAATAATTGCATTCTTAGCTGCATCATCATAGCTATCATTACTTCCAATAGAGTTAATAAATGATAATCCTCCAGCTATAGCACCTTGAGCCAGTGCACCTTCACCACCTGGAACTAATGAATAAGCAGCCATATTTCCTATTGTACTAGGATGTATCATTTGATTAGGGTGTGCTTTATTATATGCCTTAGTATAATTACTAAGTGATGATATAGCGCCATCAATTTCTTTTTGTGGTAAATCTATACCTTTTTCATTTAGTGCATAATTAATAACATCATTAATAGGTCCAGCTGTAGCATCAGCAGCAACTTTAGCAGCACCTAATACAGGTTCTGCAACTCCAGCACCTACTTGCCCATATACCTCACCTACTTGTTTAGCGGCATCTCCAGGATTACCTAAATATTGACTAGGTTGCCCAGTAGTTAATGTACTAATAGTACCATCAGGATTAACTGTTGGTTGACTATTTGGTACAGTATCTTGTCCACTTAAACCAGGCACTTTAGGTACTGGTGCTCCATTAATTTCAGCTAGTAAACCTGTAGTTTGTGTTGGTTGATTAGTTTCTTGACCTGGAGCTAAAGTCCAGTCAGATGGATTAAAAGTACTCATTATGAATTCCCTTGTGATGGTCTACCTGGTAACTGATTAGATGCTTGAGCTTGTGATATTTGCCCAGGTTGCTGTTGTTCTTGCATCTGTTGTTGTCTTTGTTGAGTTATCATTTGTGCTGTCTGGTCAAGTATTTGTGCAATCTCTGGACTATATTTAGACCTTAGATTTTTAACACTTAGTCCAGCTATTTTAAAGTAACCTTCTGGATTAGCTTGACTTAATAAATTTCCAACTGGGCCATTCATAAATTGAGAAAACAATTGATTATTTTGTGCCTCATCATTATCAAAACTAACTGTATCTAAAGATATATCTGCACTAGAGAATTGTATATCAGTATCTAGTGTAGGTATAGGTGCCATTATATAGTTACCCTCTTTATCTTTTAAAGGTTTACCAGTTGCAGGGTCTTTTACTTCTTCAAACACTGGTCTCATTTGTGGTTGGCCAGTTTGTGGGTCAATTACAGGTTGACCAGTTTGTGGGTCTCTAACAGGTATCATAGCGGGTCTATTTATCTCTGTCCATCTATTACCTTCATAGCCATCTGAAACTCTTACAACATCGTGTGCTGTATAATATTGCTTAACTAAGTTTAGTATATCCCAACCTAATAGTCTGTAAAAGTTTTCTATTTTACTTGTACTATATCTTTGAGCTACTGCAGAAGCATTTTGTTGTAATTTAACTTTTGAACCACTATCACTAGCATAAGCCATTCCTAGAAAAGAGTCATTAATACTAAGAACTCTTTGTATTCTGTTTAGTCCATTATCTATAATAGAATATTGTTGTTGTACATCAGCAGTTAAATTTTCTACTCTTACACCAGCCAAGTTTTTAACTGGTATAATAGCATTAACTCTGTTAAATTGGTCTGTAAATTTAGCTATATCATCAATAGAACCATCTTCAACAAATGCCTTTTGTGTATTTACCATTAATTGAATTTTAAGTACTGCCTGATTTATAGCTTTTTGTGTTTCTATAATTTCTCTAAACAAGCCATAAAATTCAGCCTTATTGCTCATACTAAATTTATGTACTCTATAAGGCATTGCAGTATATTTATGGGATATATTTTCTTTGCTTAATATCTCGTTCTGGCTCCAATGAACACTCCAAATCTTATCTTTATCTTTAACTATTGTATGTACTATTAAATAGTTATCAAATCGTTTATATCTACCCATAAATTCTGTATTATAAGTATATGTAAACTCTGCTTCATTTATATACAAACCATTATAGTAAGCATCAATGCTTTCTCTTTTTTGCTTACCATATAATTTATCTACATCTTCTTTAGACACCCACTTAAATCTATGTATATACTTAGCATCAGAATAATCTTCAAGTCTACTCATAGGGTCAATAGCTATTTCAGTACTTGGAACGTGACTAATATCTATTCTATATTTAGGTCTACCAAATTCATCAGCCTCACCAGTTGGATGTACATCAACATAGCTACACATTAAACCAGTTAAAATACCATCTAGTTTAATTTTATCACCTTCTCCACTAAAGTTATTTGTTCTAAAAACATAGTCCATCACGTCTTGTAAAACTGCAGCAGCTATTGTACTTTCTTCTTTAGCTGGGTCAACTTTAATGTTATTAACTATTGTTGAAAAATAGCCAATAAGCATTCTAGCAAAAGCCTTTATAATATTAAAGGTTTCTGCTGGTTGTCCTCTATTAGCTAATGTATTAAGCTGGTCTACATTATATTGCCTATTATGATATAGGTCTAATACTTCATTAGCTTCTTTATATGATGAAGCAAATACATCGTGACTAACTTTAAAACTATCTCTTAAATTTTCAATTGTTGGTTTCATTTTATTGGCTCCATTGTTTTACCATTCCATATAGCTCTTTGCCCTGACTTATTTATATATACTTTACCTATTATAAAACCAGGAGTTGTAGGGGCTGATTGTTGTGGTGTACCCTGAGGTTCTGTACTAGTTGGTGTACCTTGAGGTTCTGTACTAGTTGGTTGTGGTGTACCTTGAGGTTCTGCACCAGGTGTTATTGTATTATAAGTTACTGCTGGCTGAGTTGGTTGTGTATTAGGTACTTGCTGCCCAGGTTCTTTATTTGTTTGATTAAGATATGCTTCTATCTCTTTATATCTATCATAAGTATTTCCAACAAAACCTGAACCAACTAATAATCTACCTTGATTAGCTAATAGTTTAGCTGTATTCCTAACTGAGTTATCAAGTAAAACACTTTGAGTATTCTGATTATAACTATTAGAACCTACAACATAGTCAACTGTTCTTTTAAACTCATCATCAGATGCTGCTGTACCAGACATAAGTTTTAATCTTTCTGCAGTCATTTGCCCTAAGGTACCTTGTAAACCTAATTTAAGTGCCAACTCTTTATCAGATAATCCCATCATACTTCTTAGTTCTTTAGGTGAATATTTATCTATTGTAGTTCTAAGATTTTGTATAAACCCAGTTTTATATGTACCATTTTTAATAGCTGCTTGAAACATCTTATTAAAGTTCTCAGCAAATTTAAGTTGTGCAAAACCATTATTAAATGTTTCTAATTGTTTTTTATACTGGCTATACACAGGTGTTAATTTAAACTGAGTTTCTAGATTATCTCTTTCAGCTTGTGTAAGATTGCTACCTGTACCATCAAGCAAACTATGCCCAGCATGAATAGCATTATTAATGTCATTAACATCCATATTCTCTCTTCCTTGACCAGTACCAGCATCCATTATAGTTGAAACTGCCTTATCAATCTCTCGCTGTTGTGCTGGGGTCAATTCATTATAAGGTTTACCATATTTACTAGTAGCATTAACTCCTCTTAGTTGTGTAAGTCTATCTTCTCTAGCGGGAGGCTTACCTGATAATTTAGCAGCAGAATTTAATGCAACCCAATCATTGTATGTTTTAGTTGGGTTATCTTGAAGATATTTTTGCATACTATCAGCTTCTATTGATGTTGGTGTAGGTGGCTTAAGTGCTTCCTGTAGTTTTTGTTGCCCACTAACAAAAGAATTTAACTGTGATGCTGTAGCTCTATCAAAATATCCAGTATGTTGTGCAAATTCACCTAAAGAAGCTAAATGTCCAGCATTTGTCATAAAGTAAGATTTACCCATTTCTTGCTGAACTAATGGTAATTTACCATCAGCTTTAAGTTTAGCTAATTCAGTAGCAGGTATTAGTTTTTCTACTTGTGCCATATCTTGTGGATTATTCCAATCAATAGGTCTAATATCAGAAACACCATAGTTTTCTTGCATTTTCTTAGCTAATATAGGATTGCTTTTAATAGTATTATTAAATACTTGCCACCCACTAGATGGATTATTTATTAATGCACTAGTAGCATTATCTAATTCATTAGCAGCAATATGATTAGCTAATAATGTATGCTCATAGTGTTGTTGCTGAGCTGCTGCATTAAGACTATCTATCTTAGTCTGATACATCTGATTTTCTGTGTTAGTTAAACCTGTCATTGCTTTTTGGTGTGCTAATGCTGCTTGCTGTATTTGGCTTCTTAAAGCATTGTCACGACTATATCCACCAGCAGCACCATAACCAACAGCACCCCAACCAGATAAATTATCTCCTGGCATACTCATAATACACCTCCTGCTTTGGCTTCACCACCTAAATAATTTCCAAATGCATTAAAACCTTGTCCAACTAAATGAGTCATATCCATCATACCTTGTGTACCAAACCTTCCTGCTAAATTAGATTGTTGTCCTGATAAATTCGTAGCTGAATTTACACCATTGTTTGATACACCACCAATAGTTCCAAGCATTTGAGTACCTTGTCCTAGACCTAAGCCTAAAAATTGCATTCGCTTATTGGAAGCTATTGTACTTTGATTATTTCTAATTGCAGCGTCATTTTGGTATTGATTTTGTCCTATTTGTGTTAGTGCTTGAGCTTCTAAACCACTATTACCAATCCCTCTTTGAGCTAATGTACGACTAATATTTTGCTCTGCATGTTGGGCACCAAGATTATTTTGTTGTAATTGATTAGCAACTACATTAGCTCCACTATAGTTATTAACATAATGTGCTTGTTTTTCCTGCATAGTTCCATATAAATCTTTCCAATCAGCATATTGCTGTTTTTGAAAAGCTAATTGAGCTTGACTCATTCCATAGGCTCTATTAGCCTCTAAATTTGCTCTATTATTAGCTTCTTGTTGTGCATGATGATTAGTTAAACCAAGTGTATCAGTAATATCACCAACAATACCACCAACAGCATGTGTTATACTACCTAAAGCGTGTGTTACAAACCCCATTATATCTCCTTATAATATTTTATACTAATAACTT